ACCACTTCCTCAAAGCAAATCTTCTTGAAGGTGCAGCACTCGACTGGCACGAAGCAGATGGTCAGTTCGTACCCGGCCTCCTGGCCGAAATGGTCGATGGCCGCGATCTCAAAGGAGTCCACGTCGGGCGGCAGGCACACGCTCGTGTCCACCGAGATAGGGCCATTGACGCATGGAGAGCCGACGGGCTCGCCGTTGATCGCCAACTGGTCGTCCACCCAGCCCGTGATCGTGGCACGCAGCGCACCAGTAAGCCCAGCAGGCCGCGTGACGGTCTGCTGGCACACCACCAGATTGTCGCCGTAGCACTCCTCCGAGAGCGGGCGCTCCTCGCCAAAATACTCCATGCACGAATAGGTGAAGCAGTAATCCGTATGGCCGCAGCAGCAGGCTTCTGACGCGGCCAGCACGCCACCGTTGATGAGCAGAGCGCCGTCTTTGCGGATCAGTGTCATGCGAACGCCGGCACCTTCTACACCGGCTCTGTCGGGCAGTCGGTGATGGGGATGAGGCTCGGGTCCGCCGCTTCCGCAGCCAGCACATAGACGTTCGCCTTGCTGACCTCCAGTCCGAACTCGGTCAGCGCCACGTCAGTCACGACCGTCAGCAGTTGGGATCGCCACACAAGGCAGTTATCCTCACCCTCGCTGTCGGTGATGTACGACAGCGCAGACGGCACGGTCGAATTGAATCCCGTCAGGGCCGACACCAACTTGCCGTTGAGCGACGAGAAGGCCGTACACTCGGAGGCAGGCTGAATCTCGATGGCGTAGTACTCCGCCACCGGGTCGCCGGCCACCTCCACGATGCTGCCAGAGACGGAGAACTGCGGAGCGTTCGTCTGCGTGGTGATCGGATCGTCGTTGGCCGTGTCGGCAGTGGGCACTGCGTCCCGCGTGCGGATGGCGTACAGGACATACTTCTCGGACGGCGTGTCCGCCACGTCCTGTGTCAGGTTGATGACGGATGCAGTGGATGGCGATGTGGGCCAGACCTGCGTGATGGTCTTGGTGACACCTGCCGCCCAGCCGCCAGTGAACTTCCCGATGCGGTAGACGTTGAAGAACGAGTTGGCCTGCCCGGTGGACGACAGCACAGTGACAGTCCTGCGTCGCCCCCGCAGCCCATGCTTGTCATCCACGATCTCGCTGACGACCGGCTGATCGACGGTCGGGATCGTCTCGACACGCTCGTTGTTCTGGTTCCACGCCTTGATCCGGTCGTAGGTGATCTCCAGTCCCTTGCCGGGAATGAACTCGATCTTGGTCACAACGTCGTAGTCGGCCCGGTTGAGCATCTGGAGGTTCCAGAGCATCTCCTGCCCAGTCTCCTGGATGTCCAGGCGGGCCGTGCCGTCGTTGGCCGCCACCTGCGCTCGGGGTGCCTTGCCGACGAACTGGTTGGCCTGGCTGTCCAGCATGGCGAGCGGCAGGCCACCGGGCGGCCGGGCGGCCACGACGTTGCGGACGTTGACCGCAGCCGACTGGCCGTCGCCCGTCACCTCCGTCAGCACGCCGTTGGCGACACGGAAGTTGGCGTCGTACTGCTGCGGGGCATAGACCTGCACGACGTTGGGCTCTGGCTCCTTCTCCTTCTTGTTCTCGGAGGGGGCTGTGCGTTTAGGGCGGTGGTCCGGGTCGCCCTCACGGAAGTCAAGGTGTGGGAACCGCAACTTCCGCTGCTGCGGCCCAACCATCCGCAGGTCGGCCGGCGTGTTGTCGAACGTCACGTCGCCAGCGTGACGCATGGACTGTGCGCTGTTGCCCAGAATGTTGGCGATCCGCGTGGCGGCATCGGGAGGCAGGCCAGCCGCCGCGAGCGCTTGCCGCAACTGCTCACGCTGCTCGGAGAACATGCCTCACCCCTGCTGGTTGGCAGTCCCGTACACATCAAGCCCGTAGACGATCACTGGCTCGGAAGTCCTGCGGGCTCCCAACAGTTCGACGGCCACATGCCTGTCCGCCGACCGCATATCGTCAATGGTGCGGCTTGCGAACGCCGCCTTTGCCACGCCGGAATCCGCCCCCGTCTTGGCCGTCAGGGCGGCCATGTTGATCCGTGACGCACCGTCCACAGTGCGGGTCGCGAACCCGGCACCCCTGTCCCGGTTGGCTGCGTTCGGCCGGGCGTGGGACGAGTTGTTGTAGTACAGCCGCATCGCCAAGTCGCACGCGCTCGGCTGTGGCTTGTAGGTGACGCTGATGTCTCGGGACTGCCCGGAGCCGCCGGGCTTGGTATTCGCGTCGGTCGGGAAGGCGTAGTTGCCGCTGCGGTAGCGGTACGACGGAGAGATGGCCGTGTCGGATGCGGTCGTCGTGGCGAGGAACGTGGCCGTCGCCTGCACGGGGGCGGCACAGTCGGGATCGTCCGGAGCCGAAAGGGTGAGCGTCCCGGACGAGTAGCCGTATCCTGGATGGACGACCCAGATGCCGCTGACGCGACCGTCGGAGTCGAGGACGGCCTGCAACTCCGCACCCGACCCTCCCGTGACCGTGACCTTCGGCGGCGTCCTGTAGCCCGCCCCCTTGTTCGTCACCGTCACGGTATGGATGGCCCCGCGAGCCGCATCGCAGTGGCCCTCATCGAGCAGGTACACGCCGCCCTGACCGGAGAACATGCACTTGAGTTCGCCGCTGGCAAGCGGGGCCGTGACGCCGCCGGAGATGCGGTGCGGGTAGCGCTCCATCCACCATGCGTTCGTGTCGATGGAGTAGCACAAGGCCCGCGTCGGATACCCGCCAGAGGCGTCCTCCTTGAAGGCGACGAAGGCCCGCACCACACGCTTGGCCGCATCCGCCAGCACGAAGTTCCAGGTGACGTTTGAGAAGTCCACCCGGTCGCGGATGATGTCGGCAATCGGAGCCGACAAGTCTTTGAGGTCGCCCTGCGGCGAGATGCCGTACAGGCCGTACTGATCGAGGACGTAGCACACGCCAGAGTGGATGTCCCAGCAACGCTGGCCGATGCACCCCCGATTGGCGATGGGGTTCACGTTGGCGTCGAGGAGCGGCTGCTTGGCAAACGACAGCGAATAGGCGTGCCGGGACTGCATGACGAGCATGGACGTGCCAAACGGGACGAGAGCCGTCACATAGTCGCCGTCTCGGGCGTTCTGTTGCAGCACGAACTCGTTGATGTCGGGCACGCTCTCCGGTTCGTCCACCTCCGAGAAGTACAGGGAGTTCGGCTCCGTGCCGCTGGTGTCCACGCCGTACCAGAAGCGGTCCTGGTAGCGGACGACCACAGACTTGTTGTTCGGCGGCGGAGAGAACCGCATGGCGTTGAGGTCGCCGTTGGGCAGGACGATGGGCATGGCGGCGTACCCGGCCCTGTCCGGATCGCGAACCTCCTCGTCCGTCAGGTCGTCCACGAACGACGTGCCCGTCCCCACCCGGTAGAGCATCAGCGCTTGGTTGCTCGTCGTTCGCCACAACTCGACGGTCAGCGACCGGCCGTCGGTGTTGCTCGGGCCGGTTGCGGTCCAGGTCATCGACTGTGCCCCCTCTCCGGCGTCCACCTCGCGGACGGGAGAGAGGTTGCTCGGGATCGGCCCGCCGTTGGCCGCAGACGTGTTGTCAACGTAGCGGTAGTAGCACTGGTACTTGCCACGCAGGTGCGGCCGGGCGACGGCAAACACCTCCGCACCGCCAGAGACGGCAGTGACGGTCGGCAGCGTCTTGTATCCACCGCCGCCGGATTCGACCGTGACGGAGGTGATGACGCCATTGGTCACGGCACAGGTGGCGTAGGCACCGAAACCGGAACTGGAGGCGATCTTGATTTCGGGGGCGACCGTGTAGCCCGTGCCGCCGTTCGTGATCGTGATGGACTTGAGCGAGAATCGCGGAGTCGAGGTGTTCTTGCCGTGTCCCGGCGGGTAGCCCTCGATGATGAGGTTCTTCGTGGACGGCACCGTCGTGGTCAGCGTGCCGGTCGTCGTGTCGAGCGTCACGCCAGCCGGGATCGTGATCGTCACGGGGTTGGTGGTGGAGTAGCCCGTGCCCGCAGCCTTCGCCGTGACAGACCGGACGAAGCAGGACTCGGCGTACAGGATGATCGGAGTCGTGCCGCTGCACTTCGTCTCCACGACTTGCTGGCCGTAGAAGTTGACGCGGGCAATCGCCCCTGACGCCCCAGCCGCCACCCCGCTCACCGTGTACGGGAGCGAGAGCGAGACTTGGTAATAACTGCCCAAGTTGCCCGGCCCCAGACCGCAGGCGTTGTGGTAAATCCACACGGTCCTGTTCACCGTCCCGGAGCCGTTGGCGACGGGAATCTCCACAGAGCCCCACGCAGCCCAGCGGGTGCGGAAGTAGGCCGGATAGTCCGCCTCGTCATCGAACGGCGGTCCCTGGATGATTTCGTAGTGCGTGATCGAGTCTGGGGCGGGCAGAGTGCCGTCCATCACGGGCGTCAGCACGGCACCCGCCCCGTGCGTGGCACTGAGCGTCACCGATGGAGGGTCTGGGTAGTGCTTGCCGCCGTCCGTCACCAGCACCTCGCTCACGACGGACTGGTTGAGGTAGGCAGACGCTTTGGCCGCCCGATACCCAGCGGGTGCGGGAGGCGTCGGCGTTGAGAACGTCACTGCCGGCGAGGCGTTGTACACGGCACCCGGCTTGTGAACGTCGGCGCGGGCGACGTAGTACCTGGCCGTCGTGTTGAGTGCAATCGTCGGGGCGGATGCTGGGGCTACGATGCCGGCGTTCGTGGACGAGCCGGAGCCGGTCCACCGCTTCGGCTGCACGCCACCGCCCTGTGCGATGATGACCTCGCCGTGCCTGCCTTGAGCGCAGGAGATGGGCTTGCTCGCATTGAACCCGCTGGCAATCGTCGTCACGTCGGCGGCTCCCCTGCGAAGTCGTAGAACTTGCCGACATAACTGCTCTGCACCTGCCCGCTCGTCGGGGACAGGGATGGGTCAAGCGGGCTGGAGAGTGCCGTGCCGTAGGCTGGGGCATCGAGGGCAACGACCTGACCGGATGCGTTCAGCACCAGCAGTTTGGCGGACGTGCTGGTGACGTATGGGTAGCAGTCCCGCGATTCGGGTGCGGATGCCGCCGTGAACGACACAGGCCGCATGCCTCCCCGAGTCGTCAACTGGCCCGGAACGACCGTCGTCAGGTTCGTCTGCTCGACGGCGGCTCCAGGAGGAATGACGTAGGGACTGGCGTTCGTGACCAGTCCTGCCCACTGACCGGCGGACATGGCTATACCCCCGTGTCCGCGCCGCTCGGTGAGTAGTACCCCAAGATGCGCGGCCCGCTGAGAACGACGCTGCCGTTGCGGGTGCCGCTGATGGGGGCGAGGGCGTCCGCCTCAAACGCCAGCCGCAGGTCGCGGTTGTAGAGCGTGAGAGCCCCCTCCACGTTCTTTCCCATCATCCGGGCCACCCACACCTCTGCCCCAGACAGGATCGCCGTGAACATCGAGTCACTGGCGTCAACGTAGTCGGACACGACCGTCTTGGCACTGGCCGGCGGGGTGCCCAAGAGGCTCCCGGACACGCCGATGATCTCCTCCGCCGTGAATGGCCGCAGACCGGACGCTCCCTCCGGGAACGCCGTCGCCGTGCCGTATCGCTTGACCAAGCCCGTCTCCGTCAGCGAGCCGTCCCGGCAGGCGGTTTCGTATCCCATGTACCGCAGCGGCGTTGGCCGGCGGCGATAGGTGTAGGTGAACGTGAGCGACGTGTCGGGCTGGCCCACGATCTTGAGCATCCAGCGGTCGTACTTCGACGGGTGCTTCACGACCGTCCAGAAGAACGGGGCATTGACCTGCGGGAGCGCCACGTTGAGACGCTCCCATTCGGTCGGGGAGACGTACTTGACGCCCGACGGGCTGGTCAGGGGCGGGATGATCCCGTCCACGTTCCGGACGTTGGCCGGCAGCGTGTACTTGATGCCCGGCCCGGTGGTGCTGTCTGGGGCCGGGAGCGTGGCCGTCGTGACGTGCCAGTTCCAGTCGCGGGCGTTGCTCACGTCGCGGTAGGCGTGATGTGCCGCCGCCCGGAGCATGCGATGCTCGCTGTCCTGAGCCCCGCCCCCGACGGAGTTCATCAGATACTCCAGGATGTCTTGGGCGCAGTAGTACATCGCGAATCCTGGAGAGCCTGGAGTCAGCCCTTGAGAGACATCCGGAAGGTGGCCGTTCCGGCGTTGACGACAGCCACGACGAACGGCGCAGCAAACAGGGCATCCGGCATCGCGTATGCCTGCCCGGCTGCGATGGTCGTGGTGACGGCAGCACCGTCCGCGTTGATCTGGCGCGGGGTGGCCTCTACATCAAACGCGACGTGCCAAGTGATCGTCGTGGCACTGGATACGGAGTCCACGATGATGACGCCGCCAGCGGACGCACCAAACGGGATCTTTGGGCTGGTGGACGCCGATGCGGTGGCGACGATGCTGCCAGTCACCGAGTTCAGTCGCTCGATCTTGTGGGGCATTACTTCTTCTTCCTTTTCCAGTGCGGAACGATCCGGTCCTTGACCTTCTCGATGGCCTCGCCCCGCTTGAGTTTCGGGTTCTGCTTCATCTCCTCGCGAACATGCTCACGCAGGATGCGGGGGTTGATGTCCACCTCCTTCGGCGGACCCTTCTGCGGCGGCACATAATCGACAATCCCATGCACCTCCAGGTCACGCTTCTTGGCGACCCGCAGCACGTCACCTGTGCTGTCCACCCACGCTTCCGGGTCGAGGTGGCCCCGCTTGTCCGCGATGCCGCCCATGTAGAACTTCCCGGACGTGTCGATCCCGGCGGCCCTCGCCTGAGTGACCAGCCAGTCGGCCTGCTTGCGGGGAAGGTTGTTCAGCCACTCGCCAGCCATGCGGCCCTGCATGAACGCCCTGTCGGTGCCTCGCGTGCCAGGCGGCTGCTGGAGGGCACACATGGCGGCAAACCGCTCCGTCTGCCCGTCCGCGATCATGCGGAGGTAGTGGGCCTGGACGCCACAACTGGCGGAGGCAATCTCGGGAGGAAGTGCGACTTCGGTGTTCATGGTGCCTATAGGTTCTTGTCCGCTCACGGCAGCATCTCGGGCGGAACCTGCGGGGGCGGCTGATCCGGCGGAGGAGGCTGGTCAGGAGGCGGCATCGGGCCATCTTGGGGCGGCCCTCCCGGAGGCGGCATCGGGCCTGGAGGCGGTGCCGGCGGGGGAGGGGGCGGCAACAGGTACGGCTTGGCGTCGATGTCCAGGCTGTCTGCCCAGTCGGAGATGAGGGCGTTCAGCGGATCGACCATGCCCATCGGGACGAGCCCTTGCAGGATCGGCCCAAGCGTCTGGAGGGCGGCCTGCATCTGCTCGACGCGGGTCGCCTTGTTCGGCTTCCTCGCACTGCCGGCCTCTACCCGGTACTCAAACTCTCGGGCCACCGTCGCCGGGTCCATGCTGGACACATGCTGTGCCCACGCCGCTGCACCCAGCGGACCCACGATGGAGTCCACGTCCTGCGGACGCAGCAGCCAGCGGGCCGCCAACGCCTCCCGGCGAGCCAGGAGGCTCATGGCGTCCTCCAACCGATTCGCCATGTCGTCGGGCCTGACCGACAGTTGCTCCGCCTTCACGTTGGCTTCGGTGGCACTGCGTATCTGGCTGGAGGTCATAGCGTAGGCCAGTTCCGTCAGGCCGACGCGCTTGTCGAACTGCTGCGCCACAGCGTCCACGATCTTCCAGAGTTCCGGCGACACCTCCGGCAACTGGAACACCGAGATGAGGTCGTTCACGCTCCTGCCGAGCGTCTCACTGATCTCTACGACCTTGAATCCCTTTTCCGACTGCGACAGGATTTGATCCTTGATGTCCTGGTCGGCGGCCTTGCTCACGCCCAGCAGCGTCTCGCAACTGGTGGCGACACGCTGGGCGATGAACGACATGGCGAAGTTCAAGAACCGGAGTTCCCCGATGCCCGGCTTGATGTGGCTGATCGGCCAGACGTAGCCCGGCTTGCGGTGGAAGTCGAGCGGCACGAACGGCCAGCCATTCGCCTCCGCCCAGAACGGGATCGGCCACTGCACGGCCCGGAACAGTCCAGGCGGCACGCCGGAAGCCTCGTCCACCGGCTCCTCCAGCGACGAGGGCGGCATGTTCAGCGGGTACGGGATGCCCTCGCAGACGACGATGTAGCAGTTGTCGCCCACGCTATCGAAGGCACCGACGAGTTCCTTCGGGGCGTCCTTGAGCCTGTCGCCCAGCCCGGTCTTGCTCCAAATCTTCCAGTAGGTGACGAGTTCGTTCGACTTGCCTGCCCGCCGGCCTTTGTACTGGCCGTCGTCCTCACCGAAGATGCTCTCGCCGGCATCCCCGTCAATCGGCTTGGCACCGTCGATGTGGCCTTTGAGTTGCTCGCGATCCAGGCCGTACTGCCGGGCCACCACGTCAATCGGATGTGAGCAGCGGCGGGCACACCACGTTATGTCCTCGATCTCGGTGGCGTCCGGGTCCATCGTGAAGTTGTCCACGCTGTCCGCGAACGATCCCACGATCCCGATGTCGGAGCCGGGCAGCGTGACCATCTCGGTCCACCACACGCCCATGCCCTTGATGATCGCCTCGTCCACGACCCGGCGACTGTGCGTCTTGAGGTCGAGTTCGTTCGGCGTGTAGTTCAGATACCGCTCCATCAGCAGGGCGGCCACCTTCCGCACCTCCGTCCGCTGCAACGTCTCCTGAGCCGCCTGCTGGTACGCCATCATGGACTGGTCGTCCATGACTCCAACGACTTCGGGAGAGACGAAGGGGTACTTGGCGGGCGACACCGTTCGCACCGGGTTGCGGTGGTAGATGACGCTGCCAAACAACTTCACCGCCTCAAACACCCGGTTCACCTGCATGCGGAAC